GGATTGCAGGTGGAGCAGTCGGTTATCCGGGATAAACTCGGCCTGCCGGACCCGGACGAAGGGGCGTTGTTATTGCAGCCCCCATCCCCGCCGATGCCGCCTGCATTCAACCGCGCGGAAAACCGGGAAACGGTTGCACCGCCACGCAATGCGGAGATTGACCGCGAAGACCAACTCGCGGCCATGCTGGCGAAAGAGGCTGACCCGCTGGTCGGGCAGTGGGTGGAGCAGATCGAGGCGTTGGTGAATCGTGCAAACTCGTTTGAAGAGATACAGGACGGGTTATTGGATTTACTGCCGGAGATGGAAGCAGGCGAGTTTGCCCGCGTGGTGCAGCATGCGCTGGCGGTGGCAGGGGTGGTCGGAATGGCCGATGCGGGAGATGACAGTCATGATTAACGTCGTTGATGAATTGGTCGCGCGGATACCACCGGACTGCACCGAAAGTCACTGCCCATCCTGCATGGTCGTCGATGTGCGCCCGATGCAACCGCAAGTACAGTGCATCCCGATACCCAACGCGAAACCGGGGGAATGCAAGATAATCCCTGCCCCTCTTGCTAAACCGGGAGAGGTCGAGATTGTCGAACTATCTGCCCGGATACCGCCAGGTTGTGGCACGGTTGCTTCGGTGAGGGATGACCGTCATGCCTGAGCTGCGCGGACATTTTCACAGCTTCAAAGCGGCTGAGGATTATTTTCGGCAAAAGGTGAATCTGCCGACAAAGCGCTGGGATGACCTGCACCAAGGCCAGCATGCGCGGGCGTTTGTGGTCGCCGGGGCAACCCGTGATGCGCTGTTGGTGGATATCCGCAAAGCGGTGGATGCGGCGATCAGCAAGGGCGAGACGTTGGAGGATTTCCGCACGCGCTTTCGGGAAATCGTGAGCAAACACGGCTGGCATGGCTGGGCGGGGGAAGGCAGCGAGGCCGGGGAGAATTGGCGCACGGCAGTCATTTACCATACCAACCTGCGCACGGCATATATGGCCGGGCGCTGGGAGACCTTGAAAACCTTCCCTTACTTGCGATACCAGCACAATACGGTCAAGAATCCGCGCGAAGATCACCGCGCTTGGGACGGCAAGATCATCGCCACCGATGATCCGTGGTGGCAGACCCACTATCCGCCGAACGGGTGGGGTTGTCGGTGCATCGTGACGGGCGTGTCCGAGGCCAGATTGCGCGCCTTGGGCAAAACCGCCCCCGACCCCGCGCCAGGCCCGAGCGCGGGCGACCCGCCGTCAGAGTGGGCGTACCATGTGGGTGAGGCCAGCAGCGGACGGCAGGTGGATGCGAAAATTCTGGAAGCCGAGCGCGGCGGCAGGATGGCGGCGATGGGCAGTGGCGGCCCGGTGGATTTTGGCAGACCCGAGCGGGTACCGTTGGATGCGCCGCGAGCGAACGCGATGAGCGCGGGAACCAGTGCCGATGGCATCCGCGCCATGTTCCATCAAGTGGCGGGCGGCAAGGTCATGATAGTGACTGACCCGACAGGCGCAGTGGTTGAGGTCAACGGGACGATTGTGGAGCACTGGCTGGAAGATGCCAAACGCACGGGTCGGGAAAAATACCTGCCATTTCTGCGCGAGACGATTGAAGACCCGTTTGAAATTTGGGTGGGGTTTGCGCGCAATGAACTGACAGGGAAGGTGTACTTGCGGCGGCGCTACGTGAAGTCGCTGCAACTGGACAGGGGCAAGCACGTCAGCGTGGTGTTTGATGCCATTGGCGGACAATGGCTGTCCTATAACGCCTTTTTCGGCAATTCGCCCTCAAAGGGGCAACGCGCCGGACGGCTGTTGTGGGGGCGTTGAGATGGGGTCTACCAGGTTCCAGCGCACCTGGCGACTTCCGCTGACGGCCATCGGGCGCTGGCCCGACCGCTGCGGTGATTGCGGCTTGCGCCGTGACATGATGCTCGCGAGGGGCACCACCCGTAGGGCTACTGTACCATGATGGGTGATTCATTTTCCACAGGAAATCCTGCATGTCCCGCGATGCCATCATGAAAACCTTGATGAAGATGACCTGCCCGTGAGCGGGTTTTCCATTGTGACCCAGAAAAATGAGCGAATTACCGCCGATCAAATCCGCCTGCAAACCACCGCAAAAGTGACAAAGCAAGATAACTCGGTCAGTCACAACAGCGTCTGGGAGGCAATGGACACGTATTTTGACGACCTGTCACAGGGGCATTTGCTGGAGAGATGACATGAACCGCTCGCGTACAGACTGGCCGCGCATGGGATGGTTTTGCGCGTTTGTTGCGGTGTCGGCGTGGGCGGGCTGGCAGGGGCAGCCGTGGGTGCATGAGAATGAAGAGGCGCGCGGCATCATCGTCGATGTATTTTCGATACTGGCCGGTTTTTTGATTACGGTGACAACCTTGTTGGGGGAGCCTGGGTTGGTGCGCGGACGCACATGGCGTTCGGATGCAGTCAAGCGGCCCAATCTGGTACGGCGACTGACCCGGCATAAATGGCTGTTTGTGTCGTATCTGGTTGTGCTGGCGCTGGCGTTCATGGCGGCGCTGGTGATTCGACACGCGCCGGACAGTCCGTTGGTAGTGCATTTGGAACGCTGGTATCTGGGCTGTGCCGTCTTTGCATTCATTTACTCGGTGCTGCTTCCATTCCGGTTGCAGCGTCTGCAACTGGAACGGTTTGATGAATTGGTCGAGGCACGCCGCGATGGACGCGAATAAGCCCTTTGTCATTCGCGTGGAGCTTGCCCAGGCGCAGGCGTGGTTCGGGCGGCTGCGAGATCGGGGCGGGCATCTGGGTGGGTTGATGCGGGATATCGGCGAGATTCTGACCCAATCGACGCAGCAGCGGTTTCGTGACGGCGTGGGGCCGGACGGTGCTCCCTGGGAACCGCTGGCGGATGGCAGCGGGCGCACGCCCTTACTCGATACCGGGCGCATGCGCGATGAGATTTTCCCAAGCTCGGGCGAGGATTGGGTGGAAATCAGCGCGACAGCGAAGCAGGCGAAATGGCATCAAAAGGGGACGAAGAAATACAAGATCAAGGCCAAGCCGGGGAAAGCGTTGATGTGGCCGGGGATGAACACGCGGGAGAATCAAAAGACCGGCGAACACGACCCGGCGTGGGTAAATGAAGTCAACCACCCCGGTTTGAAAGCGCGCCCGTTTATCGGGCTGTCAATCGACGACCGGGAGCAGATCGAAAAGACCGCCGCCGAGTGGGTGTCGTTGAAGGCGGATTGAACCGTTCTTGGGCGCGTGTCATCAGACGCCCACAAACGCCCCGTAAGCCCGACCTGCCCCGCCCCGCCACATGGGTGCCAAGACGGGGCTGCGCGGCGTTTTTAAACGCGGTTTAAACGTTTTTAAACGGGGTCTGTGGGCTGGGGGTGCTGGTTCCGGCGTCCCGAACCCCGATTTGACCCCGATTCCGGTCAAATCCGCCCCTTGATCACCCGTTCGTGGCAGAGTGACCGGGCGTGTTCGTCCGGCGGCGACCATTGCGAGCATCTCCTCGAGATGCCCATCCTCGCCTGACCATATTGTCGGCGTCAACAAAATGGTATTCGCCTGCCTCTATTCCCAATATCGGGAATAGAGTATCCGCGTCCGTGTTTTATTAACACGTGTTAATCACATACACGGTCTGCCCGGTTTCACCATGGGCAGCATGAAGCGCACACAGCTCGCCCTCAATACTGAATTAACCCTCTCCGAAGGGAAAGCGCCGACGTGGCTGGAATTGATTCCTGCGGCCAATGCCGAGGGGAATATTACCGGACGCGACGGACGGACGTGGGTGTGGGATACCACGGCGCAGCGCGATGTGTTGAACGAATATACCCGGCGCGGCGTGGATATTGCGCTGGATTGGGAACACGCGACCCAACACCGTGCAGCAAACGGCGAAGAAGCCCCGGCAGCCGGGTGGATTGACACCCTGGAATTGCGCAACGGTGCTCTGATGGGCCGGGTGCAGTGGACACCGCGTGGCCGCGAGCAGGTGCAAAACCGCGAATACCGCTATGTCTCGCCGGTCTTTGATTATATCCCCGACAGCAAACGCATTGCGCGAATGGTGTCGGTCGGGTTGACCAATACCCCCAACCTGCGCCTGTCGGCGCTCAATCAAGAGGAATCCCCGATGCCCCGTTCTTCCGAACTGGCGGCGGGTATTGCTGTGCTCGGGCTAAAACCCGATGCCGACGATGCCGCCATTGCCACCGCCATCAATACGCTCAAAACCGAATTGGTCACGGCGAAAAACGCCGAGCAGCCGATGCTGGAACGTTATGTCCCGCGCGCCGATTACGACACGCTCAAGGCCCGCGCCGAGAATGCGGAGCAGACCCTCAGACAACGCGATGAAGCGGCGCACAAGGCTGCCGTGGATGCCGCGATTGAAGGCGCGGTCAAGGCGGGAAAGATTGCCCCGGTCGGCGTGGAGTATTACCGCGCCCAGTGCAAGGAGGCGGAAGGATTAAAGCAGTTTCAGGAATTTATCAAATCCGCGCCGGAAATTGCGGGTGCGTCCGGGCTGGATCAAAAGACCCCGGCCAACACGAATACCGCCCTCAATCACGAAACCCTCGCCGCGAAGGCGCAGGCGTATCAGGCCGAGCAGCGCAAGGCCGGTATTGAAATCTCCGCCGCCGCCGCCGTGCGGCATATCGAAAAGGAAACCCTCGCATGAGCCGCAACAACCCCGGTCTGACCCTGGCTTATACCGCCAGCAATGACATTCCCCCGCGCGTGCTGGTCAAACACGGCGCGAACGATGGCCAAGCAACTGTCGCGACATCCGCCAGCGATGCGCTGCTCGGCGTGAGTACCGATGTGAGCACCGCGATCGGTCGGCATGTGGATGTGATCCGCGAGGGCATCGCACCCGTGATCTACGGCGCAACGATTACTCGGGGCGCACCGTTGACCGCCAATGCCAACGGTTACGCCATTCCCGCCAAGGCGGGCGACCAGGTGGCCGGATATGCCGAGCTTTCCGGCAGTGCGGGCGATATCGGTTCCCTTCATTTGCAGCGCGGCGCGCTGTGATTTTCAACTGAGGACAGTTTCCCATGCCTACTCCATTTCCAACCGATCCGGCGCTGACTGCGATTGCCATCGCCTACCACAATGGCCGCCTGATTGCCGATGATGTCTTGCCGCGCACGCCTGTGTCACGCCAGGACTTTAAATGGCATCAACACCATCTGGCCGATGGCTTCACCCTGCCCGATACCAAAGTCGGGCGCAAATCCGCGCCCAATCAGGTGGAGTTCGGGCATATAGAAAAAACCGATTCGACCGATGATTATGGGCTGGACGCGCCGGTACCGCAGGCGGATATCGACGCCGCCTCAGGCACCACGAGCGACCCGCTCGGCAAGGCGACTGAAAACACGACCGATTTGATTTTGCTCGACCGCGAAGTGCGCGCATCGCAACTGGTATTCAATGCCGCGTCCTACGCAGCGGGCAATATTGAGGCGGTCTCGGCCAGCGACAAGTGGTCAAACCCCGCCAGCAAACCGTTGGACGCGATTACCGATGCGCTGGATAACGTCATCATGCGCCCGAATATCGGGATATTGGGGCGCTCGGTTTCGACGGCACTGCGCCGCCACCCACAGATCGTCAAAGCATTTCATGGCAACAGCGGCGATGACGGTCTGGTACCACTGAGTTATCTGGCCGAACTGTTTGAACTGGACGCGATCTATGTCGGCGAAGCGCGACTGAATATCGCCCGCCCCGGTCAGAACATCATACTTCAGCGCGTCTGGGGACCGCATGCGGCGTTTATTTACCGCAACCGCACGGCAGGCGCGCAAAGCGGTGCCACGTTTGGGCTGACCGCCCAATGGGGTGGACGCATTGCCGGGCAGATCGAAGATCGGGATATCGGGCTGCGCGGCGGAAGGCGGGTGCGAGTGGGCGAATCCGTCAGGGAGCTGATTACCGCACCTGATCTCGGGTTTTATTTTCCGGACGTGATCGGGTGAGCAGCATGAGTACGTATTTTGCGATCACCCGCATCCGCATCAACGGGACGTTGTTTTTGCCCGGCGAGCATGTCTATGGGTTGTCTGATGAAGGTGCAGCGGCGCTGGTGAGGGCGGGGCGGCTTGAGGCCATTCCCGCCGACCCCGAGGCGGCACCGAAAACCGCTGTTACGCCCAAAGCCAAACCCGGCAAGAAGGCATCGTGATGTATCTGACGCCTGCCCGACTTGCAAACGGCGTGGACATGCTCAATGAGCTGTCCGAACTGTTTGGTGTCTCTGCGCAATTGCTGGCACTTGTGTTCGCCGGTGATACGCCGGACGCGAATGAATGGACGCCTGCCGAACTCGCCGCCGCCGTCAACGCGGCGGACGAGATCGAACAGACGATCATTCGCGCCAGCGGAGAGATTGATGCGCGACTTGCAAAACGCGGGTATGCGCTGCCGGTCGATGTGCAGCAGTTTCCGATTGTGGGGACGTGGGCGCGGAGTATCACCCGTTATCTGCTGCATACCCAGCGCGAAGGGACGCAGGAAACCACCGGGCGAATTGAGCGCGATGTTCGCGATGCCCGCGAGTTTTTGAAATTGGTCGCGGATGGAAAAGTGCTGCTCGGCGCAAACGACCCCCAGGCCACCAGTTCTGCGAACACCGTTTACATGAGCAGCGCTGGCCGCGTGATGAACCGTCAAACGCTGGGGGTGCTGTGATGGGCGTTGGACCGTTTCCCGTGGCCGGGGTGATTGACCGTCTGCGCAAGCAGGTGCCGTTGGTGAAGTCCATCGGCACCGCCGCCGATCTTCATACCGCGTTGGACGTGCCGCCCAATACCAGCCCGGCGCTGTACGTCTTGATCGAAGAGCGTGGCAGCCCGGCCAAGTATTCCGGTCAGGTGACGATTCAAAACGTCGATGTGCTGTTGAAGGTGGTTCGCCTGGTACGCAGCGCGTCCGGGCAAAAACACGGGCGCGGGGCGAGAGAGCAGGCCGATCAAATCGCCAGACAGATTCGCGCCGCACTGATCGGCTGGACACCAGACGATGCGTTTGAAGCCATCACCTTTCAGTCTGGGCGCGATGACAGCTATCGCGGCGGCTGGCTGGCCGGACAGGAATTGTTCCGCACGAGTTATCGCATTCAGACCGAGGCCGCGCCATGAACATTTTTCCAACTCGTCACGGCGACTGGCACCTGATCGACGGGCAGTTGATCGATCTCAGCCAAAGCGCCGCCGCGGCCCCCTCATTACCCCCCGAAGCCGCCACTGGCAAGGACGCAACCGGCAACGACGCAAGTGGCACCCATCCCCCTCCCGCGTCGTTGCCACCTTTTTCTCCCCCGGCGTCCAAACGCCGCCATAAACCTTCGTCCGAGGACTGACCGATGGCCCAGCCTGATTTAACCTCATTCCAGCGCCGCGGACTGATGCTGGCGTTGCGCGCATCGGCGGATACGCCAGCGGTGCCGACGCCTGCGCTGCACGGCGTGATGCTGCTCAACGGCCAGTCCGGCACCGAGATCGACGTCATCGAACGTCCGATTGACCGTCCGTTTTACGGCGGCGCACCGTTCGGCGTGGCGAACCGTCGCGCATTTATTGAGGGCGAGATCGAACTGTATCCGCCCGCAACGCCCGGGCAAAGCACGGGCAGCAATATCGATGCCCACGCCATATTGCTGCCCGCCGGATTCACCACGGTCAAATCACAGACCGGCAAAACCACGCGCTATAGCCCGGTGAGTGAAAACATCGCCATCAGTGATGCGTATTTCCACCACGCCGGAACGCTCAAGAAAGTCGCAGGTGCACGGCATACGCTCAGCGGCGTCACGCTGGAAATCGGAAAATTATTCAAAGCCAACGTGCGCGTCCAGGGCGATTACGAGGATGTCGAAGAGGCGTCCATGCCGAACATCACCCTGCCGCCTGCCGAACCTGTGAGCGCACAGGCGGGCAATACGAGCACGCTGATTACGGTCTTGCCGGGCTCATCCGCGCTGACCGTGTGGGCGAAATCCCTGGTGCTGGATACCGGTAACCAGATCACCCCGCGCGAATATACCTCGCACCGGGAAACGGGGATTACCGCGCGGCAGCCGACGTGGACCTTACGCCTGGCGCGTACCAGTCTGGCCGATTTCAACCCGTGGGCGGTGCGCGATGCGGGAACAGCACTCACCGTCGCCCTGCGCCTGAAACAAGCCGGGAATCTCTACAGCGAGCTCGGCATCCGCGGCCAGATCGAGCAGGTCAATGAGGTCGATATGGACGGCGACTACGGCTGGGAACTGTCCGGGCGCTGCATCCCCTCCAGCAATGGCGGCGATGAGTTTTATATCGAGTTCGGCGATACCACCCCGTAAATCAAGGAATCTTCAATATGAGCAACGACCACACAATTGAACAGGCCATCCAGGCCAAAGGCAAGACCGCCGCCCGCATTACTCCTGCGGACATCTCGGCCAACATCGCCAGCGAACACTATTTCACTGCCGCCGACGGCATTGGAGGCGTCTGGGCTGGATTGGGCGATGCGCCTGATTATCCCGAGGCGCTGCGGCTGCTGACCTTTTGTGTATTGGTCTTGCACAACGGATTCACCGTCACCGGTGAAAGCGCCTGCGCCAGCCCGGAGAATTTTGATGCAGAGATTGGCCGCACGATTGCCCGCCGTAATGCCGAAGCCAAAATATGGGCATTGATGGGGTATGAGCTGCGCAGCCGCCTGCATGCGCAAAACAGCGCAACCACTTGAACCCTTTTATTTCCCCGAGTTTGGCGATGCCACGCCGTAAATAAAACCCTTTTTCAAACTCCCTTCAAACCAAGGTTTATCCCATGTTGAAACTCTCCAAAACCAGCACCATTGCCCGTACGGTCAGCGTGCAATTGGGGACCGATGACCCCGCTGTTTTCAATACAGGCACCATTACGGTGCGCTACCACATCCTGCCCAAAAGCGAGATCGTCGCGTTGGGCAATGACGGCACGAGCGACCACGACTATATCCGCCGCGTGGTGGCCGACGTGAGTGGACTGTGCGATGACAACGACCAGCCGGTCAGCGGTGAGGCCGCACTGGCCGAAGTGCTGGATGGCCGTTTGAGCATGTATTTGCAGCGGGCGATTCTGGATGAGTTTTTTGACCATTTCGCGGACGTACGGGTAAAAAACTCCAGGCCGTCGCGCGGGCGCTGAGCGGGCGCGTTGACGGAAGCGAGTTACCCCGCGCCCAGGGCGAGATCAGCCCGCAAGCGTTTTTGCGCGGAGAGATGGGCGGCAACGACGATGGCGTGATTGAGATCGAAGTACTGGACGAGAACTGGAACACGGTACAGGTATTTCGATACTGTCAGCCGAGTTTTATCACCGGAATGCACGCGCCCGTTTATCTGGGCATCTCCGCGCTGGAATTACAGGCCGCATGTTCGTTATTGCGCATCGCCCCGGACGATGACCTGATATCGGGCATCAAGATCATGTGCGAAGAAACTGCCCGCGTCTATTCAAAATCCTGATTGAGACAAAATCCCGTGAGTGCCGACCCCTCTGTTACCCTGCGAATCAAGGCGGACAATCAGGGATTGCTGCCGCCGGTCAAACAGGCACAGGCGGCGGTGGATGACCTGGGCAAAGCGGCGGGCGCGTCGGGACGTGCAGGCGCAGCCGGATTATCGAATATCGGCAAAGCGGCAAGTACCGCCGAGCGCGACGTCGGGCGCTTGGGCAATACCGCCAAAATGGCCTTGGGCTCGGTCGCTGCGCTGGCCTCGATCAGCGTTGCAAAACAACTGGCCGGGAGTTTTTTGCAGGCCGCCGACCGCGCCGGGCAATTGAGTGCGCGGATGCAACTGGTCACTCAAAGCCAACAGGAATTCAATTATGCAATGGAACGCTCAAAGCAGGTCGCGCATAACAGTTATCAATCGATCAATCAGGTCGCCGAGATTGCGATTCAAGCCGCAGAACCCATGCGCCAACTTGGATACAGCATCAAAGATACGCTCGATCTCACCGAGGCATTATCGTTATCTCTGGTGGTGAGCGGCGCAAGCCAGCAAAAATCCGCCGCCGCGATTGACCAGTTTTCCAAAGCGATGCAGACGGGTACATTGCGCGGCATGCAGTTTCGCACGGTGCTGGAAAATGCGCCCCGGTTTGTCAGCGCGTTGGAGCAGAGCCTGAATAAAACCCGCGCGGAACTGTTGGCGATGGCCGAAGCGGGCGAACTGACGGTAGACAAACTCACCGGCGTTGCCAGCCAGCTTGCCGCCCTGCGCGATGAAACCGAAGCCATGCCGACCACGCTCGAAGATGCGCGGACACGGTTCGGCAATGCGTGGCAGGCATTTGCGGAGGGTGTGAGTAAAACGGTCAATACCAATCAGGCGCTGGTGAAAGTAATTGAAGTGGCCGCCGACAACCTGGGCAATCTCGCGCTGGCGGCGGGTGCTGTTGCGCTGGTGTTTGGCGGACGATTGGCGAGCGCGCTCACCGAAACGGCGAAAAAGAAACTCGCCGATATCGCCCACTCCCGCGCCCAGGCGCAGGCGGAATTGCAGGCGGCGCGTGCAGCGCAGGCCGCAGCGGCTGGACGGCTGTCCGCGGCACGCGCGGGGATGGGTGGTACGTTATCGCTGGCTGCCGTTGAAACGCAGCTTGCAGCGGCGCAGGCGCGCACCGCGGCGGCGACCATCGCGGCATCGAATGCGCTGCGCGCCAAAGCGGCGGCGGTCAGTCTGGCAAGAGGCGCAATGGCGATGTTCGGCGGCCCGGTCGGGTTGGCCGTCACGGCGTTGACCGCATTTGTGCTGTGGGTGCGCAACAGCCGGATTGAAGCCGAGCAATTGGCTGAATCGGTGAAAACCCATTTTCAAAGTGCGATGGGGACGTTTCGGGAATTCAATGAAGAAACCGCCAATACCGCTTTTTCCGGGCTTTCCAATGCAAACAAAGAACTTGCAGACGCCGCACAGAATCTCGCCAATGCCGAGCGCGCGGTACGCGAACAGGTCGAACAAAACGCAAGGGCGATCGCACGCACGGGGCAGGTCTATCAATCCCAGATTGAAAAACTCGCCGAGCGCAACAAAACGCTTGATGAAGCGCGGATGACATGGCAACACCTTGCGGTTGAAGAACACCGCGTGATCAAACGCAGCGCCGAGATGGTGCAACAGGCAGCGGGCATCGTCAACGCGACCGAAGAAGAAACATGGGCGTTGCGCGACAAGCTGCGCGAGCTGTCCAATCTCAATCAGACGCTGGATGAAGTTAAACCGCACTTGGTGGAGTATCTGAAAACGACGGGCGATGCGGAGGCGGCCAACCGTTTGCTGGCCGCGAGTTTTGCCAATTTATCCGAGACTGCAAAACGCGTCGATTGGGGCGAACTGGATAAAACCCTCTCGCAGCAAATCGAGAGCACCGGGTTACGCCGGATTGAATTGACACAAGGCAAGCTGGCGCGCCGCCGCCTTGAACTGGAAGGTTTATTACCCACTGGCAATATCGACCCTGCCGCACTTGCCGAGCGTCAGGCGCAGATTGACGCGATCCTCAAAGCCGAAGCCGCCAATGATCGTCTCGCCGAATCCACCCGCCGCGCGACCCAGGCCGAAAATGAAGCCAGGCGCGCCGCCGAAGCATTGAAGCGCGAACGCGAGCAGCAAGCGCAAAGCCAGGCCAAATATGCGGACGAAGCGGCGATGATCGCCGCGCAATTGAACGGCCCCCTTGCAGAGGCCGAAGAGCAGCGCATCCAGCGTATCAAGGCGCTCGATGCGGAACTGGAAAACCTCAATATCACCGAGGCCGCGCATACTGTGCTGGTCAATGCCGCCCGCGCCGCCGAAGCCAAACGCATCGCCGAGTTGCGCAACCAGCAATCCGCCCCGCGCGCTTTGCTCGATGCGATGAGCGGCGAGTTGCAGTTATTGACCAAGACCCGCGACCAACGAGAAATGCTCACCCGGCAGTTACACGCCGAGCACGAGATGCGCGAGGCGATCACCGAGGCCATCGAAGCAGGC